CCGCATGAACTTGGCTTGCTCGGCTTTACTCAACTGCTCGAACAACTCGACTACCTTGTCAACTGTTACCTTGACTTGCTTGAATGACCCTGACTTCTCAGGTCTAACTATGTGACTACGGAACATCTCAGTCGCTGACTTGTATGCGAGTTGGTGCTCTCTCGTTCTCTCATCACGAGTTTGGGACAGAATCCTGTCCAAGACCTTATCGCTTGGATTACCTAGATAACCCGCAACAAAGTGTCGCACCCATTCGTGTCTCCAATCGGCTTGTGCCTCAGGGTCTTCCTTAATGTATTGCTTATGCCATACCTCTGACTCAGCCATACTCATTCGCTTGGCTACTCCCATGCCGTTAGCGAATACAGCGAATGTAATGTTTGCACCCTTTGGTGCTGTTTGATAAGTAAATGTTAATGCCATGATGTGTAACTCCAATATAAAAAGCCAAGCGTATCGGCTTGGCAACGAATGAATAGATGTTCTATCCATGTAAACAGTATAGCTTTAGGGTCTATTCCCCCCTTCGTAATGGCTATATGGCGACCCCACTATGGGGGTATCAACCCTGTTGGAGGGAGTGGTGACATGGTCACTAGATCATTGTTCCTTAACCGCACAGCTAAAAAATGTCAAATCTTGTATAAAATCAACAACTTACAGCAAAATTTTATTAAAAATTCATGCACTTCCATGTCTAATATTTGACCAAACATGTGACATCCCCAGTTTCCCAGTTGGTACCTACAGGCATAAAACATCTATACATATTGATACCCATATGTATAAAAAATTCCAAAAAATATACATGTCAAATGTTGCAGTGCAATAAAATGTGTAATAAACTACACAAACCGGGAAAAATGTTTCCCACAATTTACAAAGGACCTACCATGTACGATTTTTTTAAACCCCTCGAGCTAAACAAAACTTACCAGCAAACTGAGAAAGCAATTAAAGACGCATACCACTTTTGGCTAGACGTTACGATTGACACAATCAAGATGCTAAAAGCTAAGTAAAAAAAAAAACCCCCGGGGGTTTTAAGTCCGGGGGCCAAACCATCACAACAAAGGAGATTTGCGCATAGCTCAAACGAAGGAGGAAAAGCCACACGCAAAAGAATAGTAACATAAAAAACAAAAACGTTGTATACTTCCAACATTCGCTTACCCCAGCGCAACCAAGGAGGTAGTTAGTTTGCTTTTAGAGCATTTGGTCTCAGCCGTAGCTGCAGATTATGTACCAGAAATTGATTCTGGTGCGGACAACTTTACCCCCCTAGAAGACTTGACTGCCCCCCAAACATTGGGCGCGCAAAAACAAACAGTAGACTGGTTAAACCAATTCTCCTCCGAAGAGGAAGAAGCCCAGATCCTATCTAATGCCCAAGAACAACAAGTAGCCAACGCATTCGCTGCTTTAACAGCTGGCTCCCCTGACGCAAAAAACCAATTACTGAACTTACAAGTCCCTGAAGAAATCACAAACGCCGTGGCTATGGTCACTGGATACCAGTGGGAGTTTGTAAAACAGGCGAATGAGTTGCGTTCGATGAGCGTGGCAAAGATCGTCAAAGAAACCGACCACCCTGATGCCCGGATACGTCTAAAAGCGTTGGAGTTGCTAGGAAAAGTCACGGAAGTAGCCTTGTTTACCGAACGCGTAGAAGTAAACCAAAAAGAAATAAGCAATGAGGAACTCGAAAAGCGCATCAGAGAGAAACTATCCAAGTACATGGGTAAAGCAGACGTCATTGACGTAGAAGATATCGTCGAAACTAAGGTTGTTGCAGAAAAGCAACGGTATAAAGACGAATGAATCTAGACTTTCTAACTCCACAAGAGGCTCTCGCCGCGCAATTAGCGCTAAAAGACATGAGTTTGGAAGAGAAGGCGCTCTTTTTAGCGGATTTAGAAGAGCAAGAGCACCGCATGCACTTAAATCAGGCACAAAATAAGCCGCTGGAGTTCGCGAAAGCAGTATACCCAGGCTTTAAGATAGGGCCCCAGCACCGCAAACTAGCTAAAATCTTCCAGGATGTTGTGGAGGGGCGAAAAAAGCGCGTAATTATTAATATTGCACCACGTATGGGCAAATCAGAGTTTTCGTCCTACCTGTTTCCGGCATACTTTCTAGGTCAATACCCCGAGAAGAAAATCATTATGGCCACGCATACCGCGGGGCTCTCGGAAGACTTTGGACGGAGAGTGAGGAACTTAATTGACTCAGATGATTACAGAGCAGTCTTCCCAAACACGGTCGTTGCCGACGACCAAAAGGCTGCGGGTAAGTGGAGCACATCTGCTGGTGGGCAGTATTATGCTGCTGGTGTCGGGGGTGCCTTGGCAGGACGAGGCGCTGACTTGTTTGTTATTGATGACCCTCATTCTGAACAGGACATGAAAGCGAATTCAAGGCTAGCGTTTGATAACGCCTGGTCTTGGTTCCAAACTGGCCCACTACAACGTTTAATGCCGGGGGGTGCGATCATAGTAATTATGACTCGCTGGTCTTTGCTCGATTTAACTGGGCGGATCATTGACTACAATATAAAAAACCCGCACACGACCCCTTGGGAGATTGTAGAACTGCCCGCTATCCTTAACGAAGATACAGACGCAGAAAAATCCCTTTGGCCAGAACAATGGCCCCTCGAAACACTGAAAGCTACAAAGGCAGTACTAGATCCTCGTTATTGGAATGCCCAGTATATGCAGAACCCGACTAGCGATATGAGCGCTGTTGTTGGAAGAAAAGACTGGATGATATGGGAAAAAGATGACCCGCCTACTGTAGAGTATATTATTCAAAGCTGGGATACGGCGTTTGAAACTAAGACAACATCTGACTACTCCGCATGTACAACGTGGGGGGTTTGGTATAACGAGGAGGATGGGAACTCACCCAATTTAATCTTACTCGACGCCTTTAAAGACCGAATGGCATTTCCAGAACTAAAACAAGTAGCGCTAAAGCACTACAAGGAATGGAAGCCCGATGCGTTTATTGTGGAGAAAAAAGCTTCAGGTGCCCCATTGATCCAGGAACTTAGGATGATGGGGATACCAGTGCAGGAGACCAACCCTTCCCGTGGAAATGATAAGATGGTTCGCTTGAATGCCGTAGCTGATCTTTTTACTAGCGGGAAGGTTTGGGCGCCCGATAGGCGGTGGGCCCGGGATGTAATAGAAGAATTGGCATCGTTCCCAGTTGGCGAGCATGATGACTTTGTGGATACGACAACTCAGGCACTTTTGCGGTACCGCCAGGGCGGGTTCATTAGTTTGGACACCGACGAGAAAGATGATTTGCAGTACAAGTACAGACGGAAGGCGGCATACTACTAATGTTTAAATTCATAAAGCGGTGGTGGAAAGTTAAAAAAATGTCCCGCGCTATCTGGCGTCAGGTTAAAATCGAGCAAACTTGTACTTTTATGTATGTAGCTGAACCTGTTGAGCGCGTACACGAGTGCTTAAAAGAATTTGGGCTTACGGATAAAGATATGCAGGCAAAATGTATGTCGTCTTTACCACCAGCGCGAAACAATAATGTAATTAAGGAAGACATAACATGCCAGTAGATAAAGGTTTATACCAAGCGCCGAAAGGCCTAGAACAACTGACTCAGAACGAGCCAGATATTGAAATCGAAATTGAAGACCCAGAAGCGGTTCATATTAACGGTGATGGCTTTGAGCTAGATATCGAAAAAATGGACGAAGTTGACGGTAGCGAAGAGTTCAATATGAACTTAGCCGAAGAACTTGATGCTGGCGCCCTTGAAACGATTGCCGGTGATCTGGCCTCTGACATCGAAAACGATTTGGCTTCCCGCAAAGACTGGGAGCAGATGTACAAAGACGGTATTACATTGCTTGGTCTGAAGTTTGAAGAACGCGTAGAACCTTGGGATGGCGCTTGTGGTGTATTCCACCCAATGATTACAGAAGCCGTAGTTCGTTTCCAATCAGAAACAATTATGGAGACTTTCCCTGCTAAGGGCCCAGTCCGTACACAGATTATCGGTAAAGAGACCCGCGAAAAGATGGAAGCGGCACAGCGTGTAGAAGCTGACATGAATTACCAGCTTACAGAAAAGATGCCTGAGTTCAGGAATGAGCACGAGCGTATGCTGTGGAATCTGCCATCTGCAGGTTCTGCGTTTAAAAAGGTGTACTTTGATCCGTCTATTGACCGTCAGGTTTCAATGTTTATTCCGGCAGAAGATATCATTTTGCCATATGGAGCTAGCGAAATTGCCTCTTGCCACCGCGTTACACACCGTATGCGCAAGACTAAGCAGGACTTGATCAAGCTACAGCGCGCTGGCTTTTACACCGATGTTGAGCTTGGGGAGCCACAAAAGTTCCGTACCGAGATTCAAGAGAAGAAAGATAAAGAAACTGGCTTTACTGCTAGCTACGATGATCGCTTTGAGCTGTACGAAGTACATGCTGATTTAGATTTACCTGGTTTTGAAGATAAGGACGATAGTGGTGAAGAAACAGGAATTGCTCTCCCGTATGTGGTTACAATGGTACGCGGCACGAATCAGGTTTTGGCGGTTCGTAGAAACTGGAAAGAAGAAGATCCGCTGCGTCTTAAACGCCAGCACTTTGTCCACTACCAATATATTCCTGGTTATGGCGCTTACGGTTTCGGCCTTTTCCATCTTGTTGGCGGTTTTGCTAAATCAGCCACTTCCATCCTGCGACAGCTTGTCGATGCCGGAACCCTATCGAATCTGCCGGGTGGTTTAAAATCCCGTGGTCTTCGCATTAAAGGTGATGACACTCCAATTGCTCCAGGTGAATTCCGTGACGTAGATGTTGGTTCAGGAACTATTCGCGACAACATCCTACCACTTCCATACAAAGAACCCTCTGCAGTTTTAGCTGGTTTAATGGACAAAATCATTGAGGAAGGCCGCCGCTTTGCAGCTACTTCGGATATGCAGGTATCTGACATGTCGGCTAATGCCCCTGTTGGAACTACACTAGCGATTCTCGAAAGAACCTTAAAAGTCATGTCAGCTGTTCAGGCGCGAGTGCATTATGCGCTGCGTCAAGAATTAAAACTAATTGCCGGTATTATTCGGGATTACACAGACGATGACTATACCTACGAGCCAGAACATGGCGACATGCAGGTTAAAAAATCTGATTACAAACACGTAGACATCCTACCAGTATCAGATCCAAACGCGGCCACACTATCTCAGCGTGTTGTCCAGTACCAGGCAGTTATTCAATTAGCCCAGTCAGCTCCACAGATTTACAACTTACCAGAACTTCATCGCCAGATGCTAGACGTGCTTGGCATTAAGAACGCTGACAAACTTGTGCCATTGGATGATGACCAGAAACCGAAAGACCCAGTAACAGAAAACATGGCTGCTCTAAAAGGCAAGCCAATGAAAGCGTTTATGTTCCAGGATCACCAGGCCCATATTCAGGTACACCAGATGGCTATGCAAGACCCAATCGTTCAACAACTTGTTGGGCAAAACCCACAGGCGCAAGCAATTATGGGCGCAATGCAGGCTCATATAGCAGAACACGTTGGGTATGCATACCGTCAGAAGATCGAAGAGGCTATGGGCGCATCACTCCCATCACCGAAAGAAGAGCTTTCACCAGATTTGGAAGTTGAATTGTCTCGTTTGATTGCCCAAGCAGCTCCGCAAGTACTGGCTCAATCTCAAGCTATGGCTGCTCAACAGCAAGCCCAGCAAAATGCGAAAGATCCTGTAATGCAAGCTGAGTTAATTGACCAGCAAGTTAAGCAGGGCGAGCTGGAGCGTAAGAAGGCTAAAGACCAAACCGATGCACAGTTTAAACAACAAGAGCTCGCACTTAAAGCGCAGGAGCTTCAGTCCAAGAAAGTACAGGCTGGGGTCGATACCGCCACAACCTTTATCAATAATCAGCAGCAACACCAAGCTACTAAACGCCAGACATTGACTAGCGGGGCCTTGCAATTAGCCCAACTAGCTCAGCAAGATAAAGAGCACAGGCTTAATACAGCAGTAACCCTAAACCAACAGCAACAAACACCTAAGGAGAGTAAAACCAAATGATGGATCTACTAACGGCTGATTTCATAGCCGCAATGCGTGACAAGTTGCGCACAGATATGAATAACTACACTGACGATTTGGCAAACGGGCAGTGTACAAGTTTTGAGCAGTACAGAGAGCTCTGCGGTGTAATTCGAGGCCTAGCATTTGCAGAGCGCCATTTATTCGACCTCGCTGACAATATGAAAGAAGACAACGATGAGTGAAACCATCGCTTTGCCCCCACAAGGGTTTGTATTACCGGATGGCAGTATGCATTCGCTTGACGCAGTAGACGTAGAAGTAAATGAAGTAGCTGAGCCAACACCCGAAGAAATCCAGGTGCAAATGGCCCGCCAGCTACCTGAACCACGTGGTTGGAGAATGCTGTGTTCGCTGGTTACAGCCACAGACCAATACGATAGCGGCATTGTTAAGGCTGATGAGACTAAGAAGATTGAGGAGCTAACTTCCCCAGTTTTATTTGTTTTGAAGCTAGGCGATCTAGCCTATAAAGATGAAGCTAAATTTCCAACAGGTGCTTGGTGTAAAGAGGGTGATTTTGTTATTACCCGCCCTTATACAGGTACTAGGATCATGATTTACGGAAAAGAGTTTCGTGTTATTTATGACGACCAAGTAGAAGCAGTTGTCGAGGACCCGAGGGGGATCGCGCGTGCGTAATAGAACCGAATATCTTAGAGCTTGGAGAGCAGCAAACCCCGAAAAGGTTAAAGCGGCTAAACGAAAGTATTACTCTTCTGAAAAAGGTAAAGCACAAAAACGGAAGGAAGACGCAGCCTATGTAGCAGCTGGCGGTCGAGCTAAAGCAGAATTACGTAGAAGTGCTAAGCCGCTTTCTGAAACTAGAAAACAAGCAAAACTTAGATACCAGCTAGTTCGCCGTAGTTTTGAAAAAAATTTAGCAGAGCTTGATAGGCTAGTTCTTACTGAAGCGGTAGATCTTATGCGTAAGCGAAGTGCTATTACGGGCTTTTCTTGGCATGTAGATCATATTGTTCCGGTATCAAAAGGCGGAACAAGTAGTGCTAATAACCTGCAAGTTGTACCGGCTTTATGGAATCGCAAGAAATCCAACGCGCACACCGAACGCTTTTTCGGTGCTTAAAATAAGGAGCAATTATGGTTTACAAATTCCCAGACGAAGACGGAAGCTTTGATGAAAAGCCAGAAGTCGAGTTAGATGTAACTGCTGAAGGCGATGTTGTTGAGGCGGATATTGTTGTTGAAGACGATACTCCTGAACAAGATCGAAAGGCGCAGCCCCTAAACCGTGATGTAGAAGATCCCTCGGATGAAGAGATTGAGGGCTATACAAAAGGTGTTCAATCGCGCATTAAAGAGCTAACGCATGCCCGTCATGACGAGCGTAGAGCCAAAGAAAAGGCCGAACGTGAGAAAGAAGAAGCAATTCGTCTAGCTCAACATGCTATGGAAGAGAACAAGAAACTGAAGCAGTACGTTCAGACTGGTGAGACTTCCTACCAAGAGATGATGCGCGAAAAAGCCGAGGCTGAGCTTAATAATGCACGTGATAAGTTTAAGAAAGCGTCTGAAGACTACGACTCCGAGGCATTGCTTGCCGCCCAAGAAGCGTTGACTGAAGCGAAGATGAAAATTGAAGCTGCAAAAAATTTCCGTCCAAGTACTTTACAAACTCAAGAAAATGATGTACAAATACAACATACGGCTCCAGATGTACCCAAGCCCGACGAAAAAACTCTGCGCTGGCAGGCAAAAAACCAGTGGTTCGGATCGCCGGGGTACGAAGAGGTGACAGCCTTTGCATTAGGCTTGCATCAGAAATTGGTGGCCACGGGTTACGATCCGCGTAGTGAAGAATATTTCGAGAAAATTAATTCTCGCTTAAAGTCTGTGTTCCCTGATTTACTTCAGGATGACGAGCCAGCTAGCCGTAGAACCGGTGAACCTAGTAAAAAGCCGGCAACAGTCGTGGCTTCTGCTACCCGTTCAACGGGGGCAAAAAAAACTATCCGACTTACATCCACCCAAGCAGCACTGGCTGATAAGTTAGGTATTTCACGTGAATTGTATGCTAAGGAATTTTTAAAACAGGAGGCCCGTAATGGCTAATACTCGTAAAACGCGCGATGGCGAGAATCGCGAAACAGCTTCAACCCGTCCAATCTACCGCCCAGCGGCTACTCTGCCTGATCCTACTCCAGAATCTGGTTATAGCTTCAGATGGGTTGCTAAAGAGGTATTAGGACAAGCGGTACCAACTAACGTATCCCAAAAGTTTCGTGATGGTTGGGTACCGGTTAAAGCTGAGGATCACCCCGAACTTATGATTGTGGGTGATGCAAATGGAAACGTTGAAATCGGTGGTTTGATCTTGTGTAAGATCTTAACAGAGCACCTCGCAGCACAAAAAGAGTACTACGAGTCGCAAGCACAAAATCAGATGGATTCGGTTGATAACCATTTCATGCGTAATAACGATGCACGTATGCCTTTGTATAGTGAGCGTAAAAGCACAGTAAGTAAAGGTGGTGGCTTCGGGAGTGGTTCACGTTAATTAACTTTTTAGGAGGCTTTAAATGGCTACAGTATCCAGTCCTTATGGACTAAAGCCGATCAGCCTGATCGGTGGTCAATCCTTTACTGGCGGCACAATCCGCGAGTATCAGTTGACCTATAACAACACAGCACCAATTTTTACTGGTGACTTAGTGCAACTTGGCACAACCAGCAATTTACCTGGTATGCCTATTGTTGTTTCTTCAACCCCAACAACCAGTTCTACTGGTATTGCTGGCGTTTGCGTAGGCGTACGTTATCAATTAGCAGGTCAACAACTAGGCTACCCTTTGTATGCTCAGTATTTGCCAGCTAACGCGATCACTGCAGGATATACAAACGTATTTATCCGTGTAATCGAAGACCCAGATCAGTTGTATCAAGTACAAGCTGCTGGTTCTGTAACTTATACCTCTATTGGTAAAACTGCTGCTTTAGGCAACTTTACTGGTGGTACAAGCTCTGCAACTGGTAACACAACATCTGGTGATTCAGTAATCAACGTAACTGGCTCTTTGAGTTCAGGCGTGTTGACTGTTGCTAACACCTCCGCTCTTGCTGTTAAGATTGTTGACTTGGTTAACTCCAGCTCTACATTCGGCGGCAATTTCCCTTCTAACCCCGGTGATGCATACACTGATTTGATCGTCAAGTTAAACTTTGGCGTACATCAGTACTATCAATCCGCTGGTACAGCTAACTAATAAAGGAGCTATAACATGGCTATTTCACGTTCACAGCTCTTAAAAGAGTTACTCCCAGGACTAAACGCGTTGTTCGGTTTAGAGTACAAGCGCTATGGCGAAGAGCATAAAGAAATTTATGACATCGAAGCCTCTGAGCGTTCATTTGAAGAAGAGACAAAACTGTCTGGTTTCTCGGCTGCTCCAGTCAAGAACGAAGGCGGTGCAATTTCTTACGATAATGCACAAGAAGCTTTTACAGCTCGCTACTCACACGAAACTATCGCTTTGGGTTTCTCAATCACTGAAGAAGCGATTGAAGATAACTTGTATGACTCATTGTCTGCTCGTTACACCAAAGCATTGGCTCGCGCTATGTCTTACACCAAGCAAGTTAAAGGTGCTTCTGTATTGAATAACGGTTTCTCATCTAGCTACCTCGGTGGCGATGGCGTTGCATTGTTCTCTACAGCTCATCCATTGGTAAACGGTGGTACAAACAGCAATACTGCTGCTACCCCTGTTGATTTGAACGAGACTTCTTTGGAAGCCGCAACAATTCAAATCGCTGCCTGGACTGATGAGCGCGGTCTCTTGATCGCTGCTAAGCCACGCAAACTGGTGATCCCACCTGCTTTGATGTTCGTTGCTACTCGTCTGTTGGAAACTAACCTCCGTGTTGGTACAAACAACAACGATATCAATGCATTGAAAAACAATGGCACAATCCCAGAAGGCTACGCTGTTAACCACTTCTTGACCGATACAAACGCATGGTTTATTTTGACCGACGTTCCAAACGGCCTGAAAATGTTTGAGCGTACACCACTCCAGAATTCTATGGATGGTGACTTCGATACTGGTAACGTTCGTTACAAGTCTCGTGAGCGTTACAGCTTCGGTTGGTCCGATCCCCTCGGAGCATGGGGCTCAAGCGGTTCATTCTAATCTGAATGTACCCAATAAAAACCCCCGCTCACAAGGCGGGGGTTTTTTCATTGTAATGAAGCTTCCTGTGGCAGTTCGAACACAGCACAATACATTTTTTAATTTCTTTGTAGGCTTTGGTAAACATCTTGGAACTAATTAGAGCACTTACTTCATACTCTTTTTCGCTTGGGTCTATATGGTGAAAATCCATACAGGCTATGTGGTTCTCCTTACACCGTGCGCAATGCAGACTCCCCTTGAATAGGTCCCACTTCTCCTTACCCCGCTTGGAATACTTAGTAGTAGCCTCTATTATCTTTTCTTTATTCTTCTCATAGTGCTTGCGGCTCTGCAGCTTATGGTA